GGTGCGACGTCCGATGGCCGTGGAGCTCACACCGGACGCCACGGCAGACCAGCCGACGGCGGTGGCCCGGTAGGCGCTGGCCGACGACGAGGCGCCGATGGCCGTGTTCTGCCCACCGCCACCACCAGAGCAGGATGCGCTGACGCCGACGGCGGTGCCGCCCGTCTCGCCGGATGCCACCGACGCCGCGCCGCCGATGGCCGTGGCCGAGGTGCCGTCGGCGTGGGCGCCGGAGCCGATGGCGACGGGCGTGGTCAGGCCGCTCGCCGTGGCCGACCCGCCACCGATGCAGATGGCACCGGAGGCCGTGCCCGCCGTGGCGTTGTAGCCGATGGCGATGGCCTGCGCGCCGCTGGCTGTTGTGGCGTCACCGAGGGCGGTCGCTGCCGAGGCCGACGCCGACGCGCCGTATCCGACAGCCGTGGAATATTGCGTCGCCGCCGATGCCGTGGCGCCGATGGCCGTGGCGTTCGCCGCGCCGGTCGTCGCCGAGTAGCCGACGACCGTCGACGCGGTCTGGCCGGAGCCCGTCGTGGCACTGACGCCGACGGCGGTGGTCTGCGTGGCGGTGGCCTGGGCGCCGCCACCGACGGCCACGGACTGGTTGCCGGTGCCCTGGGCGTTATAGCCGACCGCTGTCGCGCCGCCCGTGCCGGTGGCGTCGGCCGAGTAGCCGAGCGCGGTCGCCTGCGATGCCGTGGCTGTCGAGGTCGCACCGACGGCCGTGGTGTAGGTGTTCGACGCCGTCGCGCTCGAACCCGCCGACAGCGCCTCCGTGTTCGTCGCCTGGGCGAGATGGCCGAGGGCGGTGGAGTTGGTGCCTGATGCCAGGTTCGTGCCGGTGCCGAGGCGGATGCTGTTCGAGCCGGTGCCGACGTTGGACGACCAGTCACGCGGCGATGTCCACTTCGTGGAACCATCCGACACGAACCGACGCCCGGAGTAGGCCTGCGTGATCGTGAACGCCGTGGCCGCGCCGTTGATCGTGTCAGACCCGGCCGGGATGACCGTGATGGTGTTCGTGGTCGTGACGGTGCCGGACTCGTCGATGACGACGATCTCTGTGCCGGCCGGGACCGCCGAGGCGGCCGGAAGCGTCACCTGCCGCGATGCCGACAGCGTGCCGGTCTGGCAGATCACGGTCTGACTGGTGGCCGTCGACACGTAGGCGGCGTTCGAGAACGTGACACGGTTCCACGTCGCGCCGGTGGCACCCGTGTCGCCCCTCGGAATGGTGAAGTCCAGCGTGTACGCCGCGGGGTCGCCGCTGAGGGCGACAGCGGCCTGTGACCCGGCGTCACCGGTCGTCACGGTGCCGACGGCGAGGTTCGCCATCGCTCCGGCGTCGACCGACACCGTCACGGCGCCACCGTTCGTCGACACGGTGATCGTGTCCGAGCCGGTGGAGCTCTGGCCGGAGATCCACTGCTCAGCGACGGTGAACGACCCGGCGAGGAACGTGGTCGACGTGCCCGACTTCGTGAGGGTGACGTGGTAGCTGTACGTGCCGGCCGACAGCGCGGACGTCTGCGTGTCCGTCAGCGACAGCGCGAGCGTCGTCGCGTTCGTCACCGTGCCCGTGATCGTCGTGGCGGTGCCGTTGCGGTCCACGATCTCGGCATCGACCGTGGCACCCGTCAGCGTGTAGCCGCTGAACGTGAGCGTCCGCGCCCAGTCGTCACCGATGACACACCAGTAGTCCCGGCGTCCGGGCCCCTCGGTCGTCACGGCTCAGACCTCGATGACCGATGCCGGCGAGATGGTGCCGGGGACGCGTGCGGCGGCGAGGCACTTCAGCAGCGACAGGAGCGCGCCGCCGAGGGCGAAGCCAGCGACATTGGCCGGGTCGATGGCGAACACGTCGAGGCCGAGGACGTCCTGACCGATGGCGAGGAGCGCGGCTTGCGCGCCGGTGCTGATGGATCGCTCGGCGGCGTCGCGCCAGAAGGTGCGAGTGAACATCAGGGGGTCACGTCCTTTCGGATGGTGGCGGGATCGCCGCCGAGCTGGATGACGAGACGGCGCAGCGATGAGACCTCGTGCTTGAGGTCGTCGAGCTCACGACGGAGATCGGCGGCCGTGTTCTGCGCCTGCGTCAGCGCTACCGTGAGGTCGGTGACGACACGCGCCGCCGCCTGCGTGATGACGTCGGCCGCCTCGGCCTTCGTGCGACGACGGACGAACATGCCCGCCATGAACGCCGGGATGCCGGCGACGAGCACGCCGACGAAGGTGGCAGCGGTGGGATTCACCGTTCGCCCTCGAGCGCTCGGATGACGGCCGCGGCCTCGGCGTGAGCCGCCACGTCACGACGGCGCAGCCGCACGGACAGGATGGCCGGCATCCACCACACGACGACCCAGGCGACGACGGCCACGCCGCGCATGGTCTGCGACCACTGCAGCGGATGGCTGAGCGTGCACAGGAGCCATACGTACCCAACGATGTAGGCGGCACCCACGACCGCGGTCATGGCGTGCACCCACCGGGCACGGATGGAGCCGTGACGGGCGGCGTAGAAGTTGAGCCCGGTCGCCACGATGGCGCCGATGAGGTTCGCCCATGCGATGGCGAGGTTCACGGCTTCGCCCTCACGTACTTGCCGAGGGCGTCGGCCGCCATCGGCCCGTAGACGCCGTCGACACTGGCACCGATGGCGCGTTGCATCCGCTTGACGCCACGGGCGACGCGCAGCGTGTAGGTGGTGCCGGGCGGCAGGTTCGGCGCCCATCCAAAGAAGCGGAGGAAGTCGATGAGGCGTGCGACCTCCGGTCCGGTGGAGCCACGCCGCAGCGTCGGCTTCGGCAGGACGGGGTCAGCGGCGACCTTGGCGTCGACCGGGCGGGCGTCGCCCCACGCTAGCTCGGTCGTCTCGATGTGGAGCCACTGCGCCCACGACTGCCCCATGCCTGCGGAGTCCTTCGGCTGCGGCTTCCAGTAGGCGCCGAGCCCGTCGCCACGGTTGCTGCGCCAGATGCGGCAGCCGACGTAGTCGTGGACGGCGTCGATTCCGAGCTCGGCGGAGTTGGCGATGAGCCACGGAAGTATCTCCTGTTCCAACACGTCGCGACCAGGACCAGGGTTCGCCCATCGCCAGTCGAGCGCCGCACCGAACGAGTGCGACGACCACGCCGAACCGAGGCGAACGGGGCGGATGCCGTAGCAACCGAGGTTCTGCCCGCCGTAGCGCTTGAGCAGGTAGTCGCGCAGGGCGACAAGGTTCGGTGAGTCGTGGTTGAACGGCGGGCCGGGCTGGCGGCCGTCCTGCCAGCTCGTGAACGTGGTCTGGACTGTCACGGCGCCTCTTTCAGATGCTGCGCGCCATCGGTGCGGGCGCGGGCCGGGTCGACGTGGACAGCGGAACGCCACCCGCACGCGCACTCGACGACGAGGCGGCGATGGGTGACGACGTTCGGCACCGACAGCGCCTCGACGCGGGCGATGTAGTGCTGTTGCGTGGTCATCACGGCCGCGTCCCCGCCTTGGCGCGTTCGGCCATGCCCAACAGGTAGACCGTGCCGAGGGTGGCGGCACCGGCGCCGCCGATCGCCATGAGCAGGACAGCGCCGAGCGTGCGCGCGAGAACCTTGCGGACCATGTCGGGAACCTCCGGGTGGGCGGTCAGGTGACGCGGATGGCGAGGCGCGGGGCGAGTGCTCGCCCCGTCGTGTCCATCGTCACGGACGACGGCAACGCGCCTGACGCCGTGGTCGAGATGCGGGGCAGGACGCCGGTGAGGTTCGTCGGCGTCGTCGAACCCTGCGGCAGCAGCACCGACGGGCCCGTCGTGACGCGGATGGTCGGGCTGGTCGCGGGCGCACCTTGGGGCACGACCACGAACCAGTACCGGCCAGGCGTCAGCGCCTGCGAGACGGTGATCTCCTTGACGCCGGTCGTCGTCGTGCCGACGGTGCCGAAGTCGGCCACGAGCGCGCCGACGTTGTTGCCGGTGCCGTCATCGGCGTACACACCCATGCGGATCACCGAACCGGCCGAGCCTGCCGTCGTGACGACCTCGCAGCAGATGCGGTCGATGGTGATGGCCGATGCGAAGTCAGCGACGGCCGCATACATGGCCTGGTCCGTCGTCGCGCTCGTCGTCAGGCCACCGGCGGGGAACGGTGAGTACTCGCCCGACTGCGTCCACACGCGGGCAGCGGTGCCGAGCTTGCCGATCTTTCCAGACGTGGTCGTGAAGTCCGCTGTGCGCTGTCCGCGCTTAGCGCTCTTGCCGTCGTCGATGACGAGCGTGGACGTCTTGATGCGCTTGGCGTTGCGTCGGAACCCGTTGACGCTGACCGCCCACTGCACGTCCGCGCCGTCCTCGACGACCAGGTACGGACTCAGGTCGTACCACGTCGCGCCGCCATCCAACCTGGCGTAGACGCCCATCCCGGACGTGATCGGCCACGTCAGCGAGGCGACCCGCATCTTGATCGGCCAGATGACCTCGCCGCCGTAGGTGGCCTGGTTGGCGGTGTCGTACAAGCCCTGCGCCTTGTCGTAGCACCAGACCTTAGCGCCGGGCAGGATGCGGCCGGCGGTGACGTTGTGCGTGGCGCTGCTGAGGCTGACCTCTTTGTGGTCCGTCGACAGGTAGGAGATGCGACGCGTTGCCACCGCTGACGCCTGCGTACTGTTGACGTCGAGGCCGACGTAATACTCGGCGCGGTCGGCCGGCGTGCTGCCGGCGGGGTCCTTCCACCGGACACCGGCGGGCGTCTGGCTAGCTGAGACGAACTGCGGCCCGCCGTCGTCGTAGCCGACGATGACCTTGGACACGATCGACGACGCATCACGCGCAACCGTCGTGTCGCTGACGTCGACGCCCTTGAACCCCGCTTCATCGCCGCCGCCCTTGCGGGTGACGATGGTGGCCGACGTCAGCGACGGGTTCGGAAAGAGCGTGTCGCGCTCCTTCATGTCGAGCGTCAGGTCCGGGCGGATCTGCCACTCCATGTCGGCATTCTCGGCGACCCAGTTGACATGCGCGAGGACCGTCTGCTCCGGCGTGGTGGTGCCGGCGAACGACGTACCACCCGACACCGAGCCCTTAGCGATGCCATTGATCGGCAGGAACGAGTCCAGCCATGTCGACGCAGACGAGGACGCCTTCGTGACCGCCGCCGCCTTGCGGAAGTCCAGCCACCACGAGAGGTCTTGCCCGCCGAACGTCGTCGAGTCCTTGGTCAGCACCACGCCGACGTAGCCGTCCAACGCGTCGACGGCGGCCAGCTTCGCGGCGTCGCTGGCACCGTCGTCGAGCTTGTTGCGACAGATGACGATGTGGTCGAGGAGCTGGATGGCGTCGCGGATATCGGGCGGCAGGGTCGCCTCGTCCAGCGTCAGCGACCACGAGCCGGGGCCCATGAGCACCTGAGTCACGGCCACGTCAGAACCTCACGACAGACGCAGTGGCGTCGTAGGTGGCGAGGTACTGGCCGAGGACGGCGGATCGGTCATTGAGTGCCGACGCCGTCGAACCGCCGTACTCCATGCCAACGGCACAGTTCGTGGTCGTCGCCGCCGTCGTGTTCCACACGTAGCCGTTCGTGGTGTCCTTGGTGAGCACCTCAGCACCCATCAGCAGCACCCGGTCGCCGTCGGTGTTGTCGGCCGTCTCACGCAGCCCGGTCGCACCCGTCAGGTTCGTGCTCCCCGTCGTCGTCGCGAACGCAAGACCGCGGTATGTCGCCGAGGTCGACGTGAACTGCACCTCGACGAACATCTGGCCGCGGTGCACGGTGAATGTCTGCGCGTGCTGGCCGTTCGTGTCGTAGCAGTAGCAGCGGACGACGACGCACTCCGGGTCGTTGCGGATGATCGACGGTTCGACCCATTCGGCGCCACCGACCCAGCAGTTGCCGCCGAGCGCGCCGGGGATGCCGGCGTACTGGTTGAGGCTGGCGACGCGCCCGACCTGATGGCCAGACCCTGCGTTCACCTTCATCACGCCGGGCAGGCCGTTCGTCGCCATCGACGTCTCACACTCGAGGCCGAAGATGTTGTTCGTGATCCGCCATCGGCCGGCGATGGCGCCTGGCGCCTGGCGGCCCACGATCGGATACCAGGCGTTGTCGGCGCCCAGGTATTCCACCATGCACGCGCCGCCGTAGTAGAGGGCCGGCGTCTGCAGGTACGTCGTGACGCCTGACGTCGTCGCCGAGATCGACTTGGTGAGGATGTTCATCGAGCTGCCGTAGGTGCCCGACGCTGAACGCGACGTCAGGTACTGCGTCGTGCTCGTGAACGTCGACTCGCCGGGCGGCTGATGAAGCGCGTACGGATTCGCCGCCACGATGCCGGTCGTCGTCGTCGTGCCGTGACCGTTCGTCCGCACCCCGACCAAGGTGTCGACGCGCACCTGTGCCGAGGCGTAGCCGGTGATCCGAGTGGCCGTGACGGACCACGTCGCGAACACCGGCACCGAGGCGACGCCAGGCACCGGGTCGACGGTTGCCGAGAACCCGGAGTAGAAGCCGTCGATCGTGCCGGGGTCGACAGTCCAGGTGATCGGGAACACCGACTCGTCGGCGTTGTTCTGCAGGCCGCGCAGCTGCTGCGTGATGCCGTTGAACCGCGCCTGATTGACGGTGTTCGACGACCCGGCCACGGGCACGATCTGGCCAGTGATGGTCAGCGTGTCGCCACTGAACGAGTAGTCGACGACCTCGCTGTCGGTGAGGCTGGCGCGTCCGATCGTGAGTGTCATCCGTCCTCGTCCTCGATGCGCTTGATGCCCTTGATGATCTGGTGCATCACCCGGTCAGGGATCGGGCCATGCGGCGTCACGTTGATGGACAGGTGCAGCTTCTGCGTCGACGAAACGCCGCCGCTGCCGCCACCGGAACCACCGGAGCCGCCGCCCTTGCCGGAGTCACCGGACCCGCCGCCCTGCAGGTCGCTGCCGCCGTCGCCCTTGGACTGGGACATCGCCCGGCGAACGTCCTTGAGATACGTCTCCAAGCGTCCGGTGAGAACCGGCCAGCCGGCGTAGAGGGCGATGGCCTGCTCGAGGCGCTTGGCTGCGTATGCGCCCCACTTCTGGGGCTTGTTGACACGGAACCAGCGGCGGTCGGCGTCGGCCTGGATGGAGCGCCAGATGGCATCAGCGACACGGATCTGCGTCTCGGCCGAGTTGTCGCCGTAGAGCGAGCTGATCGCGTCCCACATGTCATGGCGGGCGTCCTGGGCGTTGCGTGCACGCTCGCCTGCGGTCGTGGTCGGCTTCTCCGGCTTCGGCTCCGGGTCGGGCTCCGGCTCCGGCTCAGGCTTCGCGTCCTCGCGCTGCTGGGCGATGTCCTGGTTGACCCGTCGGACCTCGCTGTAGAGGTAGGTCCAGTAGTCCGAGTCCTTCTTGAACAGCGGCATGACGCGCCGCAGGATGCGACGGTACTTGAACGCCGTGATGCCGCCGCGCTCGTACTGGCGTCGTGCGAGCTCCACCCGCGCCTTGGCGCGTCGGGCGACGATGTCGGCAACGTCGTCCTTGGCCGACGATGCGTCGTAGTCGTCGGCGGTGACGACGCCGTCATCGGGCTTCGGCGCCGAACCGCCATTGGACCCGCCGCCCGGCTTGCCGTCCTCCTTCGCCGGCTTGTTGGCCTCGATGTCGTCCTTGACCGACTTGATCTCGCGGTCGAGGAACGACCAGTAGTCGGAGTACCGCTTGAAAAACGGCCGCGCCCACTGCAGGAGCTTGAGGTAGTGCGTCGCCCAAATGTCACCGGCGTCGTACTTGCGACGCCCCAACTCGACGGCGGCCTTGACCCGCTTGATGCGGATGTCATCGAACTTATCCTTGCCGCTCGACGCATCGAAGTCGTCGGCGGTGACGACGCCGTCATCGGGCTTCGGCGCCGAACCGCCATTGGACCCGCCGCCCTGGTTCTGCTGCGACAGCCACCACGCCCACGCCTCGGATGGCGTCTCGAACGTGGGAGCACCCTTGCTGCCCTTGGGGCCGCCCGTGAAGGACGAGCCGCCGCTGCCGGAGCCGCTGAACGGGTTGAGGTACTGGTAGATGACCTGAACGAACATCTGCCGGGTGGCAGTGAGGGCGGCGATGATGCCTTCGGCGACGGACTTCGACACCGGGTCGACCGCCGGCTCGAGCGGTACGGGCTTCGCCATCGCCAAGCCGACGAGCGCCAGCTGCGCCTCGTCGAACTTACCCTGGTCGATCAGCGCCAGGATGTCGGTGATCTGCTCCGGCGGGAGCCCGAGCACCTCCTCGGCGTACTGCGCGACGTTCTCCTTGAGCGCCAGCAGGTCGTCGCGGTACTGGCGGGCCTTGTCGCTGGCGTCCTCGGCGCCCGACGCAGCAGCGTCATACGCGTCGGCGGCGGACTGCTTGATGTCGACAAACCCGTCGCTGACGTCGTTGAGGATGCGCTCGTCCGACAGCTCGTCGTGCAACGCCTGCCACGCCTCCGTAGCGCGGTCCGCCTCGTCGGCCATGTCGCCGAGCTGACCGCCGAGCGAGTGGGTCGACGTCTCGGCGTCGTCGGCCGCCGTCGTGTAGTCGCCCATTGCGTCGGCGGCTTCGACCGTGGCGGTGCCGGCGGCCTCCACTCGCGAGGCGTAGTACTCGGCGCGGTCGCCGGCGTCCTTGATGGCGTCAGCGATCTCCCGCGCCGACATGGTCGCCGGGTTGATGTTGTCGGCGAGGTTCTGAGACCTCTTGGCCGCCTCACCGAGCGCGCCGCCGAAGTCGAGCACGGCGTCGTGCGTCAGGCCGACGTTGTCAGTCAGGTCGTGCAGCTTGGTTCCGGTGTACTCGGCGGCCGTCGACACGGCGTCGAGTCCCCTGACCATGAAGTTCGGGAACTTCTGATCGAGGTCAGACACCACCTTGATGCCCTCGGCGACATCCGTCAGCGCCGGAACGAGGTTGCGCGCCAGGTTGTTCGACACCTGCGTGACGATGTCCTGCAGGTCGGCCATCGCCGCCTGCAGGTCCTTGGCGTCGTTGGCGTCGTCCGACGTGAACACCTGCGCGTCAGCGACGCCGTCCAGTTGCGCCTTGAGCTCCGCGCCATCACCGGCAGCCGCCTGGAAGATGCGCGAGAGCTCCTGGTACGACTTGCCGAACGCCGCCTGTGCGGCCTTGTTGCGCTCGGTGGCGTCAGTGATGTTCGAGATGGCAGTGAACGCCTGCAACGCCGACGCGTTGACGTCGGTGAGGCCGTCCGCGCCGACCTGCGCCTCGATGCCGAACTGCTTGAGCGCGCCCGTCCCCAGCTGACGAGTGAACCGCCCGATGGCGGACTGCAGGGTGTCGGTGCTGACGCCCATGTCGTCGGCAACCTCACGCCACCGCGACGCGTCCTCGATCGACATGCCAGTCGCCTGGGCGAACTTGTCGGCGGCGAGTGCGCCGTCTTCGAAGCCCTTGACTGCCTTGGCAGCGAAGGTCGCTAGCGCCGTAGCCCCAGCGGCAGCGCCCATCGCCAGGTACGGGCCGGCCATGTCGCCAAGACCCTTCAGTCCGACCTTCGCCTTGTTGGCGACGCCGTCGGTCTGTGCGATCTCGGACTTGAGCTGGGACACACCCTGCTTGAACGACGCCGTCTGGACGTCGAACACGTAGGTGATGCGCTCGAGGATGCTCATGCGATCACCTTCCGAACGCCCCACGCCTCACGGCGCTGTTCCACTCCTTGACGATCCGCGGCAAGGCGCGGTCGAGGACGCGGGCACCGTCCGACCATGTGCCCTTCGCCGCCATCGGGCCGACGGTGCGCTTCGTCGTGCGACGACGCACCCGCGGACCCTCGCCACGGCTGCCCGGTGCGAGCACCTGCGTGATGACCTTGTCGCCCTTCGAGCGCGGCGTTCGGCCGAACTCGAACATGGCGATCATCCCGCGGTCGAACCGCTCGGGCGCGAGCTTGAGGGTCTGCCCCTTGACCTCTGGCTTCACCTCGGCGGAACGGTGCCCGTTGGAACGGCGCGGCCAGTTCGACGGCCGACGATCCGAGCCAAGGTCCGCAACGAACCCCGACTCGATCACCCTGTCGCCGACATGGCCGACGCCGTTCAGGAACACGCGCACCTGCTGCTCCGACAGCCCAACCAGCAATCTGTCGAGGTGAACCTCGGCCTCGGCCGATCCCTCGATCACCGCGGGTCAGGCCGTGCCGCGCGACACGGTGCCGTTGACCATCCACGTCACGTCGAACGTGGACAGCGCACCGAAGTTGCCGGAGATCGGCGAGTAGTCGTTCACGACGCACACCGCCGTGTAGGCGGGGTTCGTGGCCGACACCGAGGACGAGGTCGGGATGGCGACGACCGTAGCGTAGCCGGTGCCGTTCATCAGCGCCCACACGGTGGCGTCGACCGAGGACGCACCGAAGTCCTGCTGGAACGAGAGACGCACCGAGGCGCTCTTGCGGCCCTGCACAACCTCGTCCCAGCCCATGCCGAACGCCGACGCGGGGTAGGTCTGCTTCGTGGTCTGCAGGGTGATGCCGGCCAGGTGGTCCGAGAAGTTCGTTCCGTTAATCGTGATCTTGTAGTCGTCAGTGCTGAGCTTTGCCATAGTGGCGTGATCTCCTTGGTGGGATCACGGCGTGTGCGGCCACCGTGTGGGTTGCTGGGTGGGGGTCAGGTGGCGGTCGGGACCAGCGCGACGGTGACCTCGGCGCCGACGTAGTCGACCTGTCCGAACGTCATCGTCATGTCAGGCCCGAAATCGCCGAGCTCGTAGATCGTCTGGCATGTGCCGCCGATCGTCTTGTCGGCCTCGAGTGCGTCGTACAGCGACCGGCTGGTGCTGCGTGACACGACGCTGTCGATCCACGCCTGCGCCACGCCGAGGTTCTTCTTCGGCGTGATGGCGGTGATCGTGAACGTGTAGATCGGCGCCTTGCCGGTGAACGTCGACCGTGGCGTCGTCGCCGTGCGCCGCACGAGGAACGCCTGTGACGGCGGGTTCTCCGTGTAGTCGACGACCGGCACACCGGTCTGCGACTTGATGGCCCGCTTCAGCGCCGTGCGGACGTCGTTCAGCGACGTCGTCGCCATCACGCCACCCCGTAAGGCGTGCGGACGTAGTCGGCGAGCAGCGCCTGCGCCGTCGGGTGGATGCGGGACTGCAGCCGCACCGCACCGAACAGGTTGGAGTCGGCGACACCGAACGGGGCGTCGAGCGACTTCAACAACTGGACGGCCTGCAGCAGCGTGGCGTGCTTCACCTCGGCCGGCACGGTCGCCCAACCCCACTTGGCGGTGACCTTGATGCGTGGCATGTCGTCGTCGATGGGCAGCGTGTAGTACCGGGTGCGGATCTCGTTGTACGGCACGGTGCGGCCAGCGGAGTCGACGCCGTTGATCGGGCAGGCGAAGTAGTAGGTGCTCGCCAGCGTCACGTCGGTCGTTCCGTCGCCGTCGTTGTCGATCGCAACGACGAGCCCCGTCGTGGTCGAGAAGTCGTCGACCTGCACGCAGTCGTCGTCCTCGGTGAAGTACCACCGGGCCGACACGGCGTCATCGCTGTAGAACCGTCGACCGCAGTGGGTGTCGATCTGGCGGGACGCCGCCTCGCAGACGACGGAGTAGACCGCCTCGTCGACGACCATGTCGCCCGTGTCGAACGCCGCCTTGAGGTCGCCGGTCGTGATGTAGTTGCTCATCGGCTCTCCCATGCGAGCTTGCGGCGGCGGTTCAGCGTCCACCCGTCGGACAAGTCGCCCTCGGCGATCTTGCGATGGTGCAGCCGGGCGTTCTCGTCGAACGTGATGTGGTTGGCGTCCATCTCGTCGCGTCGCAGCGCCTGCAGTGTCGACGAGTTCTCATGGTGCGGTTCCACGTCGCAGACGGCGACGCGGACCTCATGGGCGGCGCATCGGCGGGCGTAGTCGTCGTCCTCGAAGTAGGCGGGGTGGAACCGCTCGTCGAACAGGCCGACCTTGTCGACGACCTCGTCGCCGATGGCGAAGCACGACCACCCGCCGGGCTTGACGCCGGTCAGCAGTAGTGTGTCGCTGTCGGCCTCGGCGACGATGGTGTCCAGGTGGCCGGGTGAGAACCACACGTCGTCGTTCACGAGCAGCCACCACGGCACGAACGGCGTCGACTTGATGACGAGGTTCCACGCACCGGCGACGCCGAGGTTGCCGGCGCACTCCGTCACCGTGACATGGCCGACGCTGCGAGGCGTGGCGAAGTTGTCCAGCGGGCGCCGACGCGGCCACCACCTGCCGTTGTCGATGATGACGAGGTGTTCGACCGGGTGGTCGATGCTGGCGAGGAGTCGGCGCAGGTTGTCGCCACCGAGTAGGGTCGGCACACCGAGGACCGGGATCATGCCGCCGCCAGACGTTCCGCCAGACGGCCCAGGATCGGACGCCAGTGCTCTGTGAACACGGTGTCGGCACGGTAGGCGTCCATCGCCCGCACGGCCTTGTGGGACACACCACGGGGCGCCTTGTAGGCAGCCTCGAGGCTGTCGACGATCGACGGGACGAGCGGCACGCAGAACCACGCCCGCTGCGGCTCGTCCCAGTAGGGCTGGCACTCGGCGACCCATCCGTCACCGACGAGCTCGGGCTGCGCCGTCCAGTCGGACACGATCACGCGCGTGCCGCACGCCTGCGCCTCGATGACCGGGATGCCGAAGCCCTCACCCATCGACGTCGACAACAGGACGTCGGCCATCGTGTAGAACGCGGCGAGCATCTCCTGTGCGATGCCCATGCGCTGGGCGTACTGGTCGACGCTACGGATCTTGTCGGCCGGGATGCCGCACGCGGCGGCGAGGCGCATGAGGTCGACGCCGCCGGTGCCGGGCGACACGTCGGTGTGCAGGTACAAGATGGCGTCGTCGTGGTCGCGGGCGAACACCGAGAATGCCATCAGCATCTCGCCGAACGCCTTGCGGACCGGGAGCACGCCCTTGTTGGCACCGTTCACCATCACGACGAACGCGCCCCGCGGGATGTCCAGCAGCTCTCGCGGGTCACGCCCTGACGGCAGCGTGGTCGTCGGCTTCGCCCATCCCTCGACGGCGTGCGGGACGTACTCGCAGTCGACGCCGGCCTCGGCCAGCATCGCCCGCCCGTGCTTGGACATGGCGATCGGCACGACGTTGTCGCGCTTGCACCAGTCGAGGACGTCGGGCGGACACGGCATGTGGTCGATCGGCACCCACGAGGCGATGAGCGGCAGGTCTGGCAGCCGCTCGTTCTTCAAGATCCAGGTGTCGAACAACGTCACCAGGAGCCCGGCGTCGGTGCCGCCACGGCGGAACCAGTCGGTGGCGTGCGACACGATCACGTCCTGGCTGTAGGCATCCATCCCGCCGGGGTAGACGGGCACGCCCTCCCATTCGAGCATCTGACCGTGGACGCCGAAGTTGCAGGACACCGAGACGTCGTGGCCGTCAGCCGCTAGGCGTCGGACGACCTGCGCCGTCTGCGTCCCGTACCCCGTCTGCGTCCACGGGGCGTTGCTCCACCACGAGATTCTCACGACGTCGCCGCCGGACGATGGGCGCACCGGGGCGCATGGTGGTCATGTAGGGCGGTTGCATGGGGCACGGAGCCTCCCTGTGCGGGTGCGTGGTGCGGGTGGTGCGGGTGAGTCCCCCAGGCCGGCACCCGCACGGGCCGGCCTGGGGGAACCTGTGTGCTGTCAGCCGCTAGGGCTGGAGCAGCGTCTTGAACGCCCCGGCGTCCTGAGTGACCGCGTCCAGGCGCCCGAAGGCGAAGAAGCCCACCTGGAGGTAATCCGCATAGCGCTCCTCGAGGCGGAGGAGCTGACCGCCGTTCACGCGGCGGATGACGTAGGCAGCGCCGAGGTTGCCGAAGCCGACCGTCTTGGTCGCCGTCGCCACGGTGGACTGCATGTCGTTGTTGATGACCACCGGGTAGCCGAGGAGCGCGTCGGGGGTGCCGACCTGCACGGACGGCTGCCAGATCGGCAGGCCCGTGGTGTCCTTCAGCTTGCGGATGTGCGACACGATGCCGTCGTGCATCATAAAGTGGCACTGACCCGCCGTGCGGTACGCCACGTCCACGGAGTGGATGAGGCTCACGAGGTCGTCGTAGGCGACGGTCCCGGTTGCCGCTGCGGTGCCGCCGACGGTGGCACCCACGATGCAGCCCTGGGGCTGCGTGGTGGCCGTGCCGGTGGTGCAGTGCGTGTTCCAGATGCGGCCGAGGCGGGTGCCGGCCTGGCGGGCGATGAAGCTCTCCGCGTCGATGCCGGTGTCCTGCAGGAACTGGATGCTGGCAAGGATCAGCTTCGATGTGTACATGAAGGCGCCGAGCGACTTCTGACCGAAGGTGATGTCCTGGCCGCTGACCTGCGTGTTCTCCGACAGGATGGCGCCGACGTTGCTGGTGTCGTCCACCGTCGGCCACGGCAGGGAGTTGCCGGCGTCGGTGTTGATGACCGTCGCGCCGGCTGCCTCGACGCCGCCGTAGAACTTCAGCGTCTCGGTGACCTTGGCCCAAAAGCCCTGGGGCACGGAGTAGCCGCCGGTGTTGCTCGTGCCGGACGACTGCGCGCGGAAGTTGGCCTGCAGGAGCTGGCGCTCGTTGTCGTCGAGCCCGGTGCGGCCCGAACGGACGTACTTGGCGAACACGTCGGCGTACTCGTCGTGCGCCGAGCGCGTCTCGCGGCCGGCGGCGTCGACGTGGCGGGTCTGCTCGTCGATCTCGCCGAACCGCTTGTCGATCTGCTCGGCGGTCTCGGTGCGCTTGATGTCGTCGGTCAGGGTGGCGAGGTCGGCCTCGGCGCGGTCCCAGGATGCCCGGAGCTCTGCGGTCCAGCCGTCCTTGTCGACGGCGGCCCGAGTCTCCTGCATCTGAGCCCACACGTTAGCGCGCTTCTCGCGCAGCTCACGGGGTGTGGTCATGGTGCGTGATCTCCTTGGATCAGGGATCACGGCGTGTGCGGCCACCGTGGGTTGGTGTGTGGGCCGTGTCGTCGACGCGCGCCGGTGGCCGATGCCGGCCGGTGGGTCACTTCACGGTTCGTCGATGCCGGTGGGGGCCACCCGGCCGGCGTCGAGATGTCAGGCCATCAGCTCCTCGAGGAGCGTCGACGACCACTTGGCGAAGGCGCTGTCGCGGGCGATGTCGGCCGGGTTGGGCTCGGCGTCGACCTCGGCGGCAGACTCCTCGGTTGATGCGTCCTCCACCGGCGGGGCGTCGGCCTCGGCGGTGTCGGAACGGATGCCAGCCAGCGTCCGCAGCGCACGCATGACGGCGTCGTCAGGGTTGGCGAGGCGCTCGGCCAGCTTGGCGATGTCGAGGGCGTCGAAGCCCTGCGCTCGGGCGCAGGCGAGCAGGTCGGCCCGCAGCGAGGCGTCGGTCTCGACGTAGGCGGGGTAGGTCACCGTCGACACGTCGAACAGTGCCACCTCGCGGTGAACGAGGGTCTCTGACCCGTCGTCCTCCTGCCGCCACGAGTAGTCGATCATCTCGAACCCGAACGACATCTGCGTCACGTCGCGCCGCTCAAGTAGCAGGGCGAGGTCGCGGGCGTAGCTCGTCGGGTTCATGTCGGCGTTCACGGCCAGGCCGACGCCGTCCTCGGACAGCTGCAGCGTGCCGTTCGTGGTGCGGGCCAGGACCATGTTCGGGTCGTGGTTGTGCAGCATCCGCACGTCGGCCTCGGCAATCGTCTTGGCGAACGCGCCGGGCATGAGGACCTCGCCGAACCCGTACCGCTTGGAGCCGATCCAGGCGCGGGTATTGAACACCGCAGCGTGACCCCGGAACGAGATCGTGTCCTCCGCTGCGGCGCCACGCTGGACGGCGGCGCTGTCGAGGGTCACGAACCGGCGCAGGCGGCCATCGGCGCCGACGGGCATGTCGAGTGAACGCAGGCCGGTGTCGACGGACACGGTACGGCTGCGCGGGTCAGCGGTGAGACGGGACATTCATGCTCCCTGGGTCGTGTCCGGGGCGGTCATGCCGGCCGCGGACAGCGGGACGTAACTGCCGTCCACATTGACGAGCGTCAGGTTCGACGGGACGAGGAACTCGTCGCCGCCGTCGACGGGTTCGAGGTTCTCCTTCGCCCGCACCTCGTTGCGGTTCAGCCACCCGTCAGTGATGCCCGAGTGGTAGAGCTGGGCACGGGCAGCGGAGTCGCCACGGAGCAGGCCTTCGACCTGGAACTCGGCATACCACGAACCGCCCGACCATCCGCCCGGCAGGAGCTCACGCGTCACCCGCTGCTGGATGGCGGTCAGCCAGCCGAGCAGGGTGTACTGCACGAGCCCGATGTTCTGTTGTTCGATGCCCGTCCCCCACGACGTGGACTTCTCCAGGTCCATGAGGAGGTGTGGCGGCACGCCGAGCAGGCGGGCGACCTCGGTGACGCCGAACTTACGCGACTCGAGCAGCTGAGCGTCCCCGGGCGGCAGCGACACCGGCTGGAACTCGCCGCCGTTGTCCAAGATGGCGATGTCCCCGGCGTTGCCCTGGCCGGCCACCTTGTGGTTCCACGCCTCCTTGAACTGGCGGCGCTGCTCGGGCGTGAGCTTGTCCTTCGTGCGGAGGATGCCGCTAATGAGGCCACCGCGGCCGTAGAACCTGGCGGCAGTCTCCTCGGCCGCCACGTTGACGCCGAGCACCTGACGGGCCAGCTGTAGCGGACGCAGACCTTCGCCACCGTGAGGTGACAGGTAGGGGATGTGGAAGATCTCCCACGACGTGAGCTCGCGCTTCACGCCGTCCATGTCGACGACCTCGAACACCTTGCCGTCAGGCACGGCGGCCGACGGCTTGACGCGCTTGAGCGTCACGTTCGACGGATGGATCGACCACACCTCGGTGACAGCGTCGGCCTTGTTGCGGTACTTCCGCCCGTAGCCGGTGCCCCATGTGATGGCGTTCGCCGACATCGTCTGCCAGAACTCGAACGGCGTCTGTGACGAGTTCGGATTGTCCAGCACCGTGCGCTGCAGGACGCGCTCACGCGTGCCCGTCTTGTACGCCTTCAGCGGCAGGTTCGCGATGGTCGACGACAGCAGCGAGACGCCGCGGTAGTAGGCGGTCAGGCCGTAGGCGCGCGGCTCGTTCACCGACACACCGGCGAGCACCTCGGACCCGCCCAACCACTCTGCGAGCGAGGCGTCGGTGATCGGCACCTGCGCGTTGTTGATGTTCGCCCGCAGCAGCGCACCGACCAGCGTCACGGCTCACCCCGTGCGTCGAGCTCGAACGCCTTGATGAGCAGCAGTAGCCCGACGGCGACCCATGCGCCGGCCGTCGACCACATGGCGATGCCATACACGAGCGCCGAGGCGCCGAGCAGTTCGCACAGGAACACCCGCGACGCAACGAGGAGCGTGACAAGGAACTTCACCAAAACTCGGTCACCTCCTCCACGCTTGAGCCCAGGGCGGGCAGCTTCGCCACGGCCAGGGTTGCGGCGTCGATCGTCGTGATGTCGTCGCCGTCTCGGGACCAGGCCCACAGAACCTCGCCGACCTTGCGCTTCCGCAACGCCTCCACGGCTGACCGGAACTCCGGCTCACCGTGATGGTGGATCATCCGGTCGTGGACCTTGTCGACGAAGCCACCGCACGCTGCGGCGTACTCCTCGAGCGATGTGCGCTCGACCTTCGTGTCCAGCTTCGCCTCGACGGCGGCGATCTCGGACGCTGCCGGGTTGCGGCGGTCGACGACGACCGCCGCCGCACCCCAGTCCTCGACGAGCTCGGGCAGCACCTTGTCGAGCCATGCCACGTTGCGGCGACGGTCGACGAGCTCGACATGGATGAGGCCGTCGGTGCGGTAGCCGGCCACCACGATCGACGACCATGAGCGGTCCTTGGTCGCTGACGCCGCGAACACGACGGGCTGGTCAGGGTCGATCTGTGACCGCGGGTCGCGGCAGTCGTCCCACACTTCAAGCTCAATCGGCAGACTTGCCGGCGCCTTACCCATGTCGGGCTTCTTGGGCCACTGGTTGCAGTAGCCGCGGCGGAAGGCGTTCAGGCCAGCCTCAGGGTCGTCCTGGTCGCGTAGCGCCTTGTCGAGCTTCGCCCGCATCGCCCGCAGCACGTTCGGGTTGGACACATTCGGGTGGTACTCGTGCCAGAGCGACTCGTCGGTCACGTCGGCGTCATCCGGCAGCGACCACTCGAAATAGGCGACGGAGCCGTGCTGCCCCGACTTGCACGCAGCGCGCCCGGCCAGCACCTTGCGCCACAGGAAGAAGGACCGCTCGTCCCCGGCGGTGGAGATGATGATGTGCTGGGCGCAGTGACGCGTCTGCTTCGCTGGCTCCATCGCCTGTTCGACAGCGTCGTCCTGTTGCGCCCATGCCTCGTCGATCACGCCCAGGTCGAGCGTGTCGCCGTGGCCGGCCTGGTCGGTCGGGGCGTCAATGTTCAGGTAGTTGCCGACTCCGAAGCGGATGTGCTCGCTGCCGTTGTTCATCGACAGCTTCCACTCATTCGGGCGCTGCGGCGAGTGGCGGGCCATGTCGCACTCACGGAACGAACCGCGCGCCTCGCGCAGCGCCTTGGCGATGTCGCGCTCGAGCTTCTGTCGTGCCTTCTGGCGGGTCTGCGCCGTGAACGTCACGGTCTGCGAGCCCCACATGCGCGCCGCCATCGTGAGGCGCCACACCATGAGGGCGATCACGAGCGTCGTCTTGCCGGCCTGGCGCGGAACGGTCAGGACAATCTCGTCGTAGACGAACCGGCCGTCCTCATCCAGCTCGAGGGCTACGTCCACGACGTGACGCTGCCAGGGGTACAACGGCTTCCCGAGCCGTTCCGCCACCTCGGCCACCTGCCAGCCCAACGTCTCTCGGCCCTCGTCCCGCGGGGTCCCCAACCGGGGATGGACGAGAAGTCCAGTCATCGTCGGCATTCATGGCCTCCGGTGCGAGTGCATCGAGCGTCGCTCGCAGCTCCTTGGCGATCGCGGCCGGCGATCCGTTGTCGTCGGGATCGTCGAGCCGCGCAGCAAGCGCCTTGGCGACCTCGGCGTGTGCCCGGCCACGGGGGTCGAGGTCAATAGTGTCAATGTACGCCGTCACGGCGTCGAGTGTGCTCACGTTTCGACCACCCACAGTGACGGAGAGAGATTGGAAACGAT